TTCTTCTCTTGGTGTTGTGATGTATTCTAGGATGTCGTCATGATCTAAATCAAGATGCAGGACGCAAGCTCCATTTTTGTATACTCCCCCACGCCTTAGCGTTTCATTAAGGGCAGAGTATACTTTACCAAATGATACAGGGCCACTAGCTACTAATCCTTTCTCATTGGTGTGACCATTAGGTCTAATCTTAGAGAGGTGTACTGCTACACCTGCTCCAAATCGTAGAGCATGACTGACAAAACGCCAGCTAGCTTCTATTCCATTCTCACCCTCGATGCTATCTTCAACTACAAATACTGTGCAGCTGACAGGTAAACGTCCTTCTGGTTCTTTAATCCACTGTTGGATTCTACCAGTTCTAGCTACCAAAGGGTGTGGAAACAAATCATTCAACATAATTAATTAGGAGTCCATAAAATAGGTTGGTTGCGGTCATGATCGAAGTCTTCTTTTTGTAAGATCTTGGCTAGACGTGCGTTGAGCAAAGCGTCATCGTCTGATAACCCTCTATCTCTATAGGCTTTACACACTGCCTCCCACTTGTTTTCGTTCTTGTCTAGTAACTCTGTGGCTCGCTTGACTCCTATTCCAGGGCAACCAGAGTACCCATCTGTAGGGTCTCCTGAAAGGCTTTGGATTAGATGCCATCTGTCACCATCGTCTTTAGTAATCTCAACAACATCATTCTTCATATCCCATAGCGTACTAGGAATCTGTCTCATGTCCTTGTCTGGACTGACAATGATATTGTGTGGGTCTGCAAAGCGGGTAGCTTCGATGCCAATAGTATCATCAGCTTCTAGCCCTTCGATTAATTTAAAGTTGTGGTTTTCTCGACAATAGTTTACTAAACGTTTGTAGCCAAGGGGCTTACGTTTCATTCGATGTCCCTTGTAATCGGGATAAATTTTCTTTCTAAAATTTTTAGTGCTTGAGAAATATAGTATGAAGTCGTCCTCCATCATAGCCTTTGTCACTTTGTTTAGTTCATTGTTAAATACTTTTAGTACTTCACTGAACTGTGACTGAGCAATGATGACATCCTCTCCAAAGTCTATACCAATCTCACATGCTTGTGCAGCTTTGTAAGCTAGGAAATCAGAGTCAATTAATAACATTAGTGTACCTGTGCCCAGTTGTCGCCAATTTGTGCGTCAGCTTCAATGGGTAATCGTAAGTTGTAATACTCACCAGCTTCTAATGCAGATAGTTTGCAAACGTCAGCTATAAACTCTGCATTTTGAGCAGGAGCACCTAACACTTGTTCGTCATGTACAAAAGCATAACGTTCATGAGTGGTGTTACCTAACTTGGCATGAGTTAGTAGTAGCCAACGCTTTGCGATAACTGCTGCCGACCCCTGCAAGAGGCAATTTAATGCTTTGTGTTCTTTGTCCACAATGATTTGGCGTTTGTCGATAGCACGTATGCTACCTCTCTCAGCAACTTTCTTAGTAGCTTCAACCAAATCTTCGAGACCGTCAACAGCATCCAAGTAAGCTCGCCTAATCTCTGCCCCTTTCTTCTTTGCAGCTTTGGGGGATAACATGTTGTCATAAGATAGTCCAAGTTTCTGGTTGCCCCCTCCATAAAGAAAGCAATACGTAATAGTCTTAACTTGTCTGCGAGAGATGCCAATTTTATCCGCATTGACTTGATGAATATCTTGTTCAAGTAAGATCTTCCCATACCTACCGCCATCGTATCTGGCTAAGTAGTGTGCAAATAATCTTAACTCTATACCAGCTAAATCGGAATCAATAAGTTTCCAGTCTGGTTGTGTGATAAATAATTCACGGCAATCCTTATCCGAACTTACTTGACTAAGATTCGGGTGTGAATGTGCCATTCGATGTGTCACTGCACCGATAAAGCAAGAGTGGTGAAGTCTGCCATCCTTGACTAGCTTCAACCACGCATTAGTTCCTTGGGATAACATTCCTAGTTTCTTCTGTATGACCAGAATTTCTAAAAATACTAATGCTTCCTCTGTGTTTATTTCCTTAAGCACTGTCTCATCAATCACTGCTTTACCAGTGGGTGTGAGTTTAGTAGGTGTCCAATCCTGAAAAGTTTTAAACCACCAAGCTATGTGCTCTCGACTACTAGGATTAAAGTCCTTCAACCTTTGCATTTCTGCTCCAGCTATGTAGCCTTGTTTCTTGTTATCTCTTTTTGGAGTAAACAAGTTATGTGGAACGTAATGGCAGATGCTCTCAGCCTGTCGTCTGAGCGTCTCTAACCTCGTTAATAGTTTGTTCTCTAAGTCTTGTGCCTTTTGTACATTAAATGGCCAACCAGTGGCTTTTTGCGTAGCCATTAGTTCTGCTATCTCATGTTCTAAGACAACGCTTTGAGGGATTTTTGGAAATGTGTCCATAATTTAGCTAAGATAGCAACGTCTTTTTTGCAGTAGTCCTGCATTTCTTGTGACCATTCTTGCCAGTCAGTGGTCTTGGCAAAGCCATCTTTGAAACAGCGTAGCCTGTAACCATATGCTTCGAGACTATGTGAACCATACAAACGAGCTGGCATCATAGACCACTTACGTCTGAGGTCTAGCTCTAGCATATTAGGGTGGAAGAACCTACTCAATATAAGAGTGTCCCAATGTTTAGCGTTGCCCCTATAAAAAGGAAAGTGTTTTTTGATTTGTGGTATGTCATACATTATACCGTTGTGAGATATAATGTTAGTTGCTTGCTCCAAGTCATTTACTGCATTAACAATACTATAGTTAGGAGATGCTTGGTCATTGTACTCAGTTACTAGACCAGTATCTAGGTCTTGTGTAACTATACAATGTATTTCAGTACAATCTAATCCGTTTGTTTCTATGTCAAACGCTAGATTAATACTACCCGAAGTCTGTGGTCGGGTCGAAGTCGGACGTAACTTCATGTTCGGTGAAGGTGCATGTTCGTAGGTCATAGATCAGTTCGTTAGCAACACCAACCTCTCCACTGTGTCTATTTTTAAGAACACGGACGGTGGTGCTGTTCTGTTTGTCTGGGTTTTGTTGGTCACGTTCAAGGGCAATGACTGTATCAGATAACTGTGCAATAGCAGCAGATCCTCTCAGTTGTCCTAGTGTTACACGTGCTCCTTCCTCATGGTTTTGGTCTGATTGTGTACGTCTTAGATGTGACACAAGAAACAATGTAATACCTGTACGTTCAACAAGTGATCGTAACTTGGTCATCGTTTGGTCAATCATACGTCTCTCATCTCCCTCTAATCCACTCAGCAATATACTAAGGTGGTCAAGGAAAATAACACGACATTCCAATCCACAGGCAAGGTATTCGATCCTACTGTAAATTGTGTCAGGGTCATAGCTGCCAAAGCCATCGAACAGGAAAAGATTCCAATTAGCAATAGTACTGTTGTAGGCGTATTCGAGTTCTGCTCGTTCATATTCTTCTAGATGATAAGGTCTACCTAGCTGTGAGGACATTAATCCGAGAGCTGTCCTACGGTTAGATTCTTCAAGTGCCAAGTAACCGACCCTTTCTTGTCGGTTGAGAAGATGACCTGCAAGAACCCTACAGAAGCTGGATTTTCCTGTACCAGATCCCGAAGTAATAGTGACAAGTTCTCCGTACCGTATGCCGTGCAACTTTGACTGTAATCCGTGAAATGGGTACTCATGATCAGCGGGGGGTGTGGGTGTGGTGATTAGTTCAAGCAGAGATTTAGCATCAACGATACCGTCTGGTCTGTATGTCTTTGCATCCCAAATGGCTCGTCTTACTGCCTCAGCATCTCCAGCTTGTAGTGCCTCAGAAGCATCTTTGTACTTCTCAAGGCGAGCAATTTTAGCTTTTCCAGGCGGTAACAGTTCTGCACATTCTTGTGCTGCCTGTCTACCTGCCTCATCATTGTCAAAGAATAAAACAACTTCTTCATAATTTTGAAGTAAGTCAAGAACCCTTTGTAATGATTTCTTTGCAGCCTTTGCTCCATTTGGTATGGATACATGTGGCCACTTGGGTTGTGCCTCCCATCCAGAGGCTGCGTCTAACTCACCTTCATATATGGTAAGCCGAGTGCCTTTATCTGGGAATAAATTTTGCCCAAAAAGTTGATGGTCAGTATTATTACCTTCCATCCAGAAGTCTTTGTCCTTTGTTTTGACTTTTGCTGCACATACTTGACCATTTTTGGTAAAATAGTGCATGCGTAAGGTGTCACCGTCCATATGGATGCGGTATTTACGACAGGTCTCTTCTGATAGACCTCTCTTCCTTAGTTTTACAGGTTCACCTTTTAACATAGCTGTCTTGACCTGTCTGCCACTATCGTCACATGGCTCCCCGCTACTAAAATGGTTACATACAAAACAATAAGTATGTCCATCATCATATACGGAATTACCGTCTGACGAACCGCAACTAGGACAGCTGGTGTGATATAAGAATGTTGATTCATCGGAGCCAGTCAACTGGGATTGCATAGTAAGCACACCAAGGGAAACCGTTCTTTTCTGCCCATTTTGCGTATGTAGTTTTGGAACGTTTGGAAATTTTATTGTTAGGTGATTGAAATATAATACGAATGTCTAAATCTGGATGAGATTCTTTTACAGCTTTCATCTTACGCCTCTGTTCTGGAGGGAAGTAACCCTTAGCTTCGAGGTATATATCCCCAACCTTGAAGTCGGGGATGTAGTTTGCCTCGATTAAATAAGATAACTTCTCAGATTCATACTGATAAGGTACTTTCATTTGATCTAACAAGTCAGCAACTTGTTCTTCTAAATGACTACGCATTAGAAGTCGTCAGCCTCTACTGAGGCAGGTGTGCCAGCTGCTTCGACATTAGGATCTTCAACCTTAAAACCTTTTGCTGCACCAAATAAATCTGCTGCCTCTTCGGGTGTCATGTCACCATTGTCTACTACACCAGCTCCGCTATTAAGACTAATAACTTGAACTGCCTTTAGTTTTAATGATGTACCAATGTCACCGCTTGGAAGTACATAAGGTTTCTGGAAGAAAGCTAGTTTAACTTTACTACCACTGTAGATTGGTGTGTCTTTATCTTTAATCTCTGTTCCTTCTGTATCAACAACAACAGGAATAAACTTGTCGCCATCTCTCCAGCTGAAACGTACATGGTAAGTACCCTTCTGATTATCAAGTTCTTCCCAAGGTTCAGGCTTGATTGTAACCCTTTTAGGATTCTTTGCCTTACTCTTTGCCCATTCAAGAGCTGATATACGCTCTTCTTCAAGTTTAGATACTAACTCTTCTTGAACAAGGGCAGATAGTTTGTATCCCCACTCACCTGCTTTTAGGATAGCTTGGAAGCCATCAAGTGTTACAGGTTGGGGTGTTACGTAAGTGTGCATGGTTAACAGAAAAAATAGGTGGAATTGGAAACGACTTTAGGGTCTAATGTTCCAACGATTGGCGGTGGTTCCGAGGCATTGATGGTCTCTGCAAATTCTGAGAGCCAACACTTTTCGGAAAAGATATTGGTGTAGGTTTCTCGCACAAGGCGATTGAGTGTTCCCATGTCTCCTGCTCGGCAAAGAACAGAGTCATGGATAACTGTGAATGGTTCATCAAATTGATTAAAAGATCTGTGAAGGATCGAAGCATCGAATGAATGTATGTAATTAGGGGCAGTACTAGACTTATGTTTAGTTGGACTTGGTTTAGATTTACCCGTAGGTAATCTTATCTGTGTCCTACCTAACAACTGTAGTTGCATCTGTTTAGTTTCAATGTCATCTCTACGTTGATTAACAATAAAACCAGATGGTGTAACCCACTGAACTTCAGTAGCACCATTTCTGATGTACTGTCCGACATGCTTCTTTATCCATCGCATTACCTCCATAGGCCCTGGCACGATTGAATCCATACTGTTATATACAGCATTGACAACCTGTGTCAGTTCATCTTTAGTAGGGTCAATACCCTTCTCCAGTAATGCTTCACGTATGTACTTGCGACTACTATCCTTAGTAGCATTGTATGGTATGGTCATCACCGTGCGTTTGCACACGGAACGATTCATCCAAGGGTGCATGTAACTTGGGAGAAACTCTTTAGCCTTCTCTGCCACCGCTCTGTAAGCGTCACTAGGTTTTTCACTAGGTACTACGTTTACAAGTTCTGCTGTACTTTTGTCGGCTGCCATTCCTGCAAGTATCTGGAGTCCAGAACAGGTTGCATCAACGGCTACCATAAGACCAGTAGTTAACTTGTCTTTAGCTATACAACAGTGGTAGTATTCATGACATGAAGCCATAAATTGCCAAGGCTCGTCTACCTCTTCCCATTCAGATAAATACCTAACGGGGTCAGTAGCAACTTTGGTGATAAGGTCAGTATTTTTAGACACCCATTGATGTCTGTCCTCTAGTGTTTCTTTGTCCAGTCCGTAGGTTGTAGCTACTTGGAAAGATAACCAGAGTTCTGCCTCATCTGTCACACTAGACTCATCAGCAAAACGTAATAATGCTTTACCAAAGTCTGTGTCTTGTGGTGTGAGGAAAGCTGGGATAGGGTATGCTCTACCTCTGTAGTCGAAAGACCAACAAAGATAAAAGACATCATCCTTAAACTTATCAGCTGCCTCTAGTTGTGTTCTGGTTCTGACTGATCTCTTGAAATTGATACGGTCAGCGTTATAAGCCTCAGCCATAGCTCGTCTCCAAGCTAGATTGCTTTGCTCATTCTCATCTGCATCAGCGGGTCTAGGTAGTTTAGTAGCGGGGGATATAGGTATAAATTTACCTATTACTCTACCACTCAACTTCATCTCCTCTGCTACATCCAGTACATGACGATTTACACAGTATTTCACCCGCTGTAACTTGTTTAGAAAGTTAATGGGCGTCTCTCCGTGTATTATGAAGTGGTTGCCTTTTCTTGTAAGATCATGACCCTTCATCATACGATTTGTTAAGTAACCTCCATAGATTATATGACCTGCTTCATCATAGCCCCATTCATCTGGTACTACTAGCATTGGCCAAGGTATACCAGCAAATAACTCTGCTGATTTAATCAATTCAGTACGCTTATCATTAAATTCAGGAGTAGGTACTACCCTGTATTCATAACGTTTGCGGTGAGTCTTACGTTTGTTGATGGTAAACCAACCTGTGGTGTCCATAACAATACATAATCCCCAGCGACCAAGCGAAGCTTTAGTCTTAACACTCCAGTTATTCCAACGGATGCCATGTTCACCAAACTTTTTACTAGCAATCGCTTGTTTCTGCATTGTGCCACACGCATCATGAAAGTATGTGTTGCTGATGTATTGCATAAGCCCTGGATTGTTATGCTTATACCATCTAAACTTACATTCTGATTCAAGTGCAGACCCAAGAGCAACTAGGGTAGGAGTAACTAAGTTAGCTCCCTTCATAGTACTGAACACTCTGTCAAATGTTATCTTTAACAGAATGGTAGAGATAGCTAGTGGTTCCAGATCATCTAAGTATTCGGAAACCTCTCGGTAAAACTTACCAGCTTGTCCGTTCTTTAACTTGCTGAAGTTTTCTTCAACTGTCTTGACTAAGTACGGTAGTGCTTCTTTGATTGATGACACCCCGTACACGCTTGCGGAAGCGTAAGATTTCCCTTCTAGTTTCTCTAAAGAATCGTGAAGTCTTTGCCTCCCACAGCTGATTGCCTCCTGCTCTAGGAGAAATTGTCGGTGTAGGTTTGTATGCGTCACCATAAGCTAGAAAGAGTGAGTATTCGTAGTCATCAAGACGGTCAATTTGGCGTTGTGTCAAATTAGTCATCATAAATTTTGCATTGTTGTTCATAGGGAAATACTTTACAGTACTCCTCCATGTTGCTGAAGCATTGCCAGTTGGGTAGGTAAAACCCTAACTGATATGCTGCGTTGCGTTTGGTAATTAGCTGACCTTGAGAGGCTAGAGTCACTAAGAACTTATCTATTGATGGCGGGCCACATGGGTCAAGCTCTATAAAAACTTCCCCTGTTGCATCATCAATGTAATAGCCTAGTCGATCTAACAGTTCTGATAGGTCATGTGGGTTGAGTGTCATAATAGGTCATGTAATGTGTCAAGAATTGCATTACCAGTCATGACTACATAATCGCAGTCATTCATGAGTAAGTTTTTCATGTACCGTTTAGCTGCTACACCTTGGCGGTATGATCTCTCTTCGATCTTGCCATCGGGCTTGATTGCCCTAACAACACAGACGTAGGAGGCGGGCAGATCCCAGGTGAGAGCTGCCTCGTGACCCATATCAAAGGTGATTTCAGATAGTTCATCAGTTGCTTTCCATCTGTTGATGTCTCTTATTCGATTGTTGAATGGGTCTTTCATGTTACCATATTCTGATTGATTTAGTTGGTGGGTTGTCCTTGTTATGTAAGAACACGGTGTACTGGCAGCCTTGTATCCCGAGAGCAATAGCAATCATGATGGTAAACTCCCTCATACTAGCTCTTCGTCAAACCGCTTCATAGCGATCTCAGCTTGCTTGTCCTCATCATAGTAAGGGAAAGCTGCCTTGACTTCTTCAAAGATAGTTTCAAGGCGTTCTTGTGCGTGTGGTGTACTCATAATTAACAAATAAAGTGTCCGCTACAGGAGAATGACCATCTGAATGGATACATGTCACCGTACTCTTTGGCAACACGTTTGTCTATGATCTGTGCTATTGCGTCCCTGTCCTGGAATGTTAGACAGTCAGCAACATTGATGTCCTTGGTACGGTGGAGCTGCTTGTTATGCTCCTCCGCTTGTTTCATGAGGTCATCGTACTCCATGTTACTCTTCCTCCTGTCTATCTTTTAAGATGGCAGTAATCTCAACAAATCGTTGTTGACATTGTTTAATAACCTCTTGTGCTTGGTTATGTCTGTTGACTACCTCTTGCTGTTCAGCTTGTAGTTCTTCGGTGGTTGGTTTAGTCATTAGTTGAGATCCTCCTCTTGCTTGAGTGTCCTAAGATTGTGTGTCTCGATCTTGAACTGTTCGTCATTTGAGGGTCTGTCCATGATGCGGGCAAGCCTACACATTACGGATTCTTTGCTATCAAAGACACCTAGTAGCATATCCTCCATTGTGTATGGACTTACACGTACCAGTGTGTAAACGATAGGATCATCGCAAGCATCAAAGGTCTTGATGTACTTGTCACCGATGGGTTGAGTGATGTTTGTTTTGATGGTGTTAGCCATGTGATGAAAGCCAGTTAAGTGAACGTTGCATTGTGTTGGGGTCATCGCCAAACTTGCCAAAGGCTACGTTGCAGGAGTCGCAGATGTAGCCTCTGAACCTGTCGTTGGCGTGGTCATGATCTAGAACCCATTTGGTGGTATGTCTACCACACGCAGGGCAATCCCCAGGTGACGATGGTGGCGGGTTTTGTCTACGTAGTCTACGTCTGATTGTAGCTAGAGAATTGGAACAGGTCTTGCACGTATTCTTACGACCTGCACCCGCAGTAGAGAATAATGGAAAGTCAGTGTAATGCTTAAACTCTCCACATTCTTTACATTGTTTAGAGGCAGTCGGCATAGTAATTAGTGTATACTACTTCGTCTGCTAGATGACCGAGACCTGCATCTTCGAGTATGTCGTAGATGTCTCTGCCGTCTTGGTCAAAGTCAACAGTAATTGTGTTGTTGGATGATGGGTTGTAGTTGTACCCTGCCTCTAGTAAAGAGGAGGATACAGACTTGTCGAAGGTAACAGTCATGGTGTGGCTAGACATTTGTAAGGGATGGTTGTTGTAAAACTCGCACTTTGGCAAGCTTGTGTTTGTATATAGAGACTGGTGTGATCTCTTTGCACTTGACACTCTTGAGTTTACAGTTGGCATTGACCCAGAATCCTAAGCTCATGTTAGGTTGTGCAAGTAGGTTGGCGATAGCTCTACGAGATACGTTGGTGTACTCATAGCGTGTATCTGTCAAGAACTCAACAACAGCTGTGCCTGTGATAGGATCTACGTCAATAGATTTGACACATGTTGAGGTGCGTGATTTTGGTTGCATAAGTTGAAAGTGGTAACAGTAGAGGGAGACCCTCATCCAATATATTAACTATACTGGAAGAGAGCGTCAAGCTCTTTGATACGATTCAGGGGAATTGTGGCGGTTTGCGGACATATGGTGTTGCCTAGACATTTAAGTCTGTCCACCCTACGGGATAGCCCATCATCTCCTCTACGAAGCATGGGTTGAGATGCAAAGGTACGCCAGTCGGAACCGAGTCTGATTCCTGTATCACTCCAGTCAAGTAGCCCTGTTTTGCCCAACGTAAGCTGCTCTTGCTGCCCTGAATTCCTATGCCCTTCCACTCTGATGCTCTGGGTGTTGGCAACAGTGTGAGCTTGTCTTGTAGGTTGAGGCTGTGACTTGTACCCTTCGGAGATAGTCTCCGTCCATTTGCTGTTAGCTTGGCATTTGGATGTGCGATAGTATCTTGGGTCGTTGGCGTAGGCAATAATCCAGATGCGTTTACGGAGGTGACACCCGCCCACGTCTCGTGCTGATACAATGCCCCACTCAGCATTATACCCGCTTTTGGCAATTTCATAGAGGATTTGTTGGAAGCTTTGCCCGTTGGCGTGACTGATGGTATTTGCAACATTTTCGAGCAAGATGTACTTAGGTCGAACTTGCCGAGCAATCTGCATGACCCTGTAGAACAAGCCACTGCGAGTGCCTGCTCCCAGTCCTGCCTGTTTGCCCGCAGAGCTGAGGTCTTGGCATGGGAAGCCAGCTGTGATGAGGTCATACTCACCGAATCTGGTTGAGGTGTCGAATGTGTTGATGTCATCGTGGATAGGTACGTTAGGAAAGTTTTTACGCAGCACTTGCTGACAGTATGAGTCAAGCTCTACGAAGTCGATAGTGGTAAAGCCACCGAGGAGCTGTCCAGCATAGGCAAAGCCACCTATGCCAGAGAATAGGTCAAGTACTCTCATACGTGTGGGTGCTTGTGGCGTAGTCTACGGTACTCAAGATACTGAATAGCTTTAGCAATTTCAGGGGGGAGCTGTTGCATAGCTTGTGTTTCTTTGAGTGTTGGGCGTTTGCGTGTCATGGTTAGTGGGATGTGTGGATGTTGGCGGTG